AATATTATAGCGGATGGCCGCCACGTGTCCATCAAAAATTATATGGAGTCTGCTATAAATAAGACCCCAGTCCCCAGTTCATATCACAGAGTTGCCGAGACCCCAGTTCATTTCTGCAAATATGCCTTCTCCAAGGGCCTTTAGAATAAATTCCAAAAACTATTTTCTTACATATCCCAAGTGCTCCTTGACCAAAGAGGAAGCACTTTCCCAATTGAAAGAGTTGAACACCCCTACCAGTAAGAAATTCATCCGTGTTTCAAGGGAATTGCACGAAGATGGGAGCCCTCACCTCCACGTGCTTATCCAGTTCGAAGGGAAGTACAATTGCAAGAACAACAGGTTCTTCGACCTCGTCTCCCCTTCCAGGTCAACACATTTCCATCCGAACATTCAGGGAGCTAAGAGCTCGTCAGACGTTAAAAAATACGTGGAGAAAGACGGAGACTTCATTGATTTTGGAGTTTTCCAAATCGATCCACGATCAGCTAGAGGAGGTTGCCAAACTGCCAACGATACGTATGCGAAAGTTCTAAATGCTCAATCTGCGGAACAAGCATTGCAGATTTTGAAAGAAGAGCAACCGAGGGATTACGTCTTACATCTGGATAAAGTACAAACGCATGTCCAGAAGTTATTCAAAAAGGCTCCGGAGCCGTGGGTTCCTCCGTTTCCACTCTCCTCCTTCACTAACGTTCCCGACGAGATGCAAGAGTGGGCGGATGATTATTTTGGGAGGGGTTCCGCTGCGCGGCCATTGAGACCTATGAGTTTGATAGTGGAAGGTGATTCAAGGACAGGGAAAGACGATGTGGGCTCGTGCATTAGCCCACATAATTACTTAAGTGGACATCTGGACTTCAATAATAGGGTTTACTCAAACGAAGTGGATTATAACGTCATTGATGATGTCACTCCGCAATATCTAAAGTTAAAGCACTGGAAGGAGCTGATTGGTGCTCAAAAAGACTGGCAGTCAAATTGTAAGTACGGAAAGCCAGTTCAAATTAAAGGTGGAATCCCATCAATCGTGCTCTGCAATCCTGGGGAGGGAGTCAGTTATAAAGAGTTCCTCGACAAAGAGGAGAATGCAGGTCTAAAGTCGTGGACACTCCACAATGCTAAATTCATCTTCCTCGACTCCCCCCTCTATCAAACCACGACACAGAGCGGCGAAGAGGAGAGGAACTCGCCGTAGAAGGATTGATCTAGCGTGCGGGTGCTCCATATACGTCCACATCAACTGCAGCAACGATGGGATTCACGCACCGAGGGAACTCATCACTGTGCCTCAAGCAGAGAATGGCGTCTATATCTGGGGAGATAACAAATCCCCTGTATTTCAAGATATACCACGTAGAGGACCTGTTGTACACGACGACCAGAGTGTACCACGTACAGATACGGTTCAACCACAACCTCAGGAGAGCATTGGGTCTCCACAAGGCATTCCTGAACTTCCAAGTCTGGACGACATCTCTGACAGCTTCTGGAACGACTTATTTGATTAGGTTTAGACAGTTAGTCATGATGTATTTAGACCAATTAGGCGTTATTACGCTTAATAATGTACTTAGAGCTGTTTATTTTGCAACTGACAGATCATATGTCAGATATGTACTGGAAAATCATGAAATAAAATTCAAAATTTATTAATTCGTGATCGAATCGTAGAAATAGATTCGAATCTTGAGCGTTGCATACACAGGGTTAGAGGCATGGGTACATGCCATATAAAGTAGCAATGCGTTCTCCGTGTGATTCTCGTACTTGCCAGCTTCCTGGTGATTGTAGACCACATGATTGTTGACCTTCCAAAACCGCTTGACCAGCGCCTGCTCATTGCTGGCATACTGTCCACCCGTGACCTTGGCATAGAACTTGTGCATGACCTGGAAACGATCACGAAGATCGTTCTTCACGGTTGCAGTACTGGGCTCGTTGTCAAACATGTTGAACACCTGGCCGAAATCCATTGGTGTGCCATACGGTCTACGGTCCCGGACCAACCAGAACATGCAACTGTTCGTGTGTTCTTGAGCTTGATATTTTCGTCCATCCATATCTTGCCTAAAATATAACACAGACTTAACACAGAAACGCTTACCGACACGGTGAGTAATACCGTTACCGCGTGTCACATCAGATATACACATCACCTTCCCAACATGGGAAATATCGTGACGTTGCTCGTAGGACTGGACCTTACAGGGCCCTTCACAGCCTCTAGGAACATCAGGCGTTCTGATCGTCCGATATATCCTGGGCTTCCTGTACATGGGCCTGTTAACCCATTCAAAGGCCCTAGTGGGTTTTGGGCCTCCACCTCCACGAGGAGAGAAATTGGAAGAGCGGCTTACCTTTGAGGTTCCCGCCATCTGGCGCCATGAGGGATCCCGCTTAGGCATTTCGAATTAAAGACTGACGTCATGCTTGCTTTAGTTTTATAGGGGCCATAAAACTTAGGGACCAAGTATTAACACAGTTATCTAAGCTCCTCAGGCGCACTATAATTGGTCAGACAAAAGTTAAATCCTTTAATTTGAATTAAAGGAGAACATCGCGCGAGCAGGGGGGGCTCCTCGGGAGCGGGGGAGAGAGAGATCGAGCGGCCACCAGAGCGCCACGTGAGGGGGGGGAAAATCGCGCCGGCCATCCGGT